TGGAAGGGTAGAAGCACTACCCTATCCTTTTACTCGATACCTAATGCTTCTTTCAGTTTGGCTGTTGATTCTTCATCCAGTTCTGCAACCTTAGCCAAAAGAGTTTCCTCTTTCATATTGCCGGAAGCTTGCGCACCGATAGACTTCAAAGCATCAACCAAAGCCTTCTTCTCAAACTCCTTTTCAAAGAGGGAGATTTTCACCTCCTTCTTTTCTTCAGGGGCTTTCACTTCGGGATTTTTTGCCTCAATCCGTTCAGCAAGTCTGCGGCTTTCCATATCCAGCACACGGGCTTCCTCACCGACTTCAATCATTTCACCGGGAGTATAATACTTTCCGGTGAACTTGTCGCGGAAAACTGATATAACCTTTACTTTCATATCCTACCTCCTTATGCTGATTGGATGGATGCAATTTCGCTCAAATCGAAATTAGTAATCAAATCCGGATTGGAAATCTGCGGAATCCACTCTGCCGTATATTCCATGTAGCGACCGTTCTTATCACGGTAGTTGGAGATAAGCATCTGCCCCTCTGACGGGATATAAGTACGTCCTTGTACTGGGTCTGTCGCTTCATACGGGGTATGATGGCGCATATAACCAATGTTGTCAGATGGTAACAGAGCAATACGGTTATCC